TACTTATTGGACCACCTTCAGCGGCAGTACCATCGTGTGTGTGGCCTGTACTAGAAGCTAGAGTAGCTAGAAGCTGATCAAACTCATTGTTAAACAAGTCTGCTGTAATGACATCGCCATCAGTAAAGTTTGATTGTCTTGTGTATGTAGCACCCATTTAACGTCTTGCTCCTAATTGATATTCTAACTGAAAACCTTTAAGTGAATAGGGGGCAGATTCCCCACTATCATTTATTCTTAGTACAACAGAGAAACCTGAACCTTCTACTGGCTGTCTTATAAGAGGCTGTGAAGGGCCACCAAAAACAAACCTAACGGCACCACCTGCAGTACTAAATAAGGCACTACCAAACTGCGCAGCTACTTCAGATGAATCTAACGTATAAGGGTTTGGCCTAGTAGAGTCAGAGTTTTCATTGTCGTATCTTACTAGCAACTCAGCGGCAATAGCTGACTCAGGCTTGTAGTTAACAATAACCCTTTGCATGTGTTTACGAATACCAGTATCACCAAAAGACAAGTCAGAACTTCTGTACTTTCCTAGTACTGCAGTACCATCAAAGGTGTTACCCTTTTCTTGCCTCTGTATAAACCCATTATTATCCCCATGTAATACAAGTACATCTCCTGCAATTACAAGAGTATCTGTAGCAGTAGGTTTCATACCACGTATCTCAGAAAACTCATACCCATCTGCTTTTTTGACGCAAGTAACGCCTCTTGTAATACCTTCTGCCTGACCATCTTTAGTAAAGAATATTCTGTACTGTGTTTTGTCAGCTATGACTACGCTTTCAAATCGTGCAGAGTCTCGAATGTTAGCATCAAAAATAGACTGTACGTTTTTACTAATTGTACCAAGTTCTGTATCACCAATCTTTGCAGTAGCAGCTACTGTTCTTAAACCGTCAGGGCCAAGGAATACTAAGTCACCTGCAAATTCCTGTATAGTGTCTCCGTTAAGACAACCAATACTTCTAGTAACGGGTGTCATTACAAATGTAGACTCACTAACACCTGTAAGTTTAAATATTCTATTCTCACAAAATATAAACAATGCATCACGAAACACTTTAAGTCCTGTAATAGTATCGTCTACTCTAATACTACCTGCACCACTACCAAAATTGTCTTCATCAAAAGGTACACTAAACACAACCTCTTCTGGTGTAGTACTTTTACCTGCGTAAAACATGTGGTCTTTAAAGGATGCTATAAACTTAGAACCTGAAACTGCAGCGTTACTAACATCTACTGCATTAAAAGAACTATCAAAAACTACAGGCGCATTTACCTCATCAACAAATACAATTTTATCTGTGTTATTGTAATTAAATCTTTCAAACCTGTACTTAGCTGCATTAGTTCTACCTGTATCAATCTGTGTCCATGAAGTAGATACTACTACATTACTAAAATGAGCAGCCTCTGTAGTACTAGATGTTGCCCTAGTTACCCCAGTAAGTTCGTTAGGAGATACTGCAGCATTAATACCTGTATATGTAAATGCCTCACTGTCAATTTGTACTGTACCACTAGATGTAAATCCAAGTACGGAGTCTATTTTAATTACCCCAGAACCTGACATAGTTTCAGTTGCAGTAATTGCAGTAGCTAATTCACTAGACCCTGCATTGTATATTCTTTCGCCCCTAGCTGCAATTACCTTATCAGAAAAGTTAGCTACTGCAATAACTCTCTCAGATGCAGCAGAAGTTTGTGGAACTATTTGATTAACAAACTTACGAAAGCCATTCATTCTCCTGTAGCCACCCTCAACGTCAGGCTCAAAGTTTTCTAAAACTAAAGCCTCGCCGGGTTGCATCAAGAAAGTAGAACGATTTAATACTAACCCACCTTCACAGTTAAATGCGGCAGGTTGTACCTGTGAACTATCTGGCATTAAAAGGTAATTCCAACATTGTATCTACTAGGTCTACTTATCATAGTTGACCTAACATATTCATATTTGTTTATAAGTAAACTCTGCATATTTTTAATACCATCTTCAAACCTATCAAAGTTTAACTGGTACTGTTGCATCTCACCACGGTACTGATATACAAATGCCGTAGCGCCGTCTACAATTACAGGAAGAAATCTATCTGGTATTGTAGTTATATCCCCTTGCGCAGTTAAATCTGCTGGAAATGTAAAGAAGTCAAACGCTAATGTATATTGTTTATCTGGCAAAGGGTAAAGTAAATAGTTATTATCTAGTGTACGTACTATAAACTGTGGTACTCCACCGTTAGTAAAAGAAGCTACCTGTACGCCTGATGCATGTGCAGCGGCTGTAGTATCATTGGAACCTCTAGTACACCCTGTAAAGGTAGTAGATGTAAGCCCTGCGTATATTACTTGTTCACCTAATATAAAAAGAACTCCTGTAGTTGCAAAGCCCGTAGTACTTGCGACAGTAATTGTAGTTGCGCTATCCGTTAGATTACCGTTAAGTGTAGTTGCATCTACTTCATCTTCTTGGTTGGCAAACTCTTTATTTATGTATTCGTTATAATCTAGTTTTGCAAGGTTTCCACCTGATGTACTAAGATCAGTGTCTCTTTTTATTCTAGCTGTATTGTAATCAATATGTTTTGTACTAGCAGGAACAGTATACCTTGAAGTACCGGGAACTAATACAGAGTTATTACTTGCATGGTTAAATGGATAACCAAATTCTTTTTGATTGATGTGTCTTATGGATTCGTTAACGGCATTTTTACATTGTACCTGAACACCTCTAGCATCCGTAAAGTTAGAAGCAGTAAGAGTTACCTCATTCATACGTGTAATAACATCGTTTGCTAATGTAAGAAATGTAAGTGCCATTATGTTTCCTTAAAATGCAGCAATGGGGCCAGCACAAAGCCAGCCCCAAAGTTTAGTGTAGTGTTACAGCAAATCACGCTGGGCTGAAGCAGCCTCAGTCATTGCGGCAGAAATATCTGCAACTACTGCATAGACACGTAAGCGTCCAGTTGCAGCGGCAGCACCAGCGATAACAACATCAATGGTATCTGCAGCACCAACAACAGCAAGTGCTTCAGCAGCAAAAGTAGATGCAGCACCTGTGTTTACGATGTTAGCTTCGCCATTACTACCTTTTACAAGGTAAGTACCAGCAGCAGCATCCAAAGCAGCACCGTCAACGATGTCATCTCCAGCGCCGAAGTCAATATTACAAGTACAACTTGCAGTAAAGGACTTCATAATTTCTGCACCAGCAGCAACAATTACTGATTCAGCAGGAATTTCTAACAACTGAAAAATGTCACCATTAGCAATAGTAGCACCTGCAGTAATCATAGCATCAATATCTAAGATTGCCTCAATAGTGCGTACCGTGTTACCAACATTAGTTGGAACAGCAAGAACGTTTGCGCCAACACCAGCAGTATCAACGGAAGTCATATCAAAAGTAGCCATAGTTTATATCCCCCCTACGCTGCGTTATAACGAGCAGTTACGATTGCTTCTGGACGAAGAATCTTCCTGCCGTATAGGTGCATACCACGAACAATGTCAGCAAAGCTGTCAGGGTCACGATATGATTCTGTCTTATTGATCTGCTCTGCAGTAGCTACAGCGGAATCGTGTCCAGCCATAATTACTCCCAGATTAGTCAGTTGGTTTGCGGTTCCAGCAGTTCCCGGTCCAGTACCTAAAGCAGGTAAGTTAGACGAAGAATATACACGGAAGCCATGAAAGTTACTTACGGTCAAACCGTTACGCAACCCACCAGAATCACCGAAGTCTGCGTTCATGAAGCGTGAATCTTCATCAGCGAGGATTTCCATAAATACTGGATCGACCACTAGCCAGCGACCTTGTGAGTCAACTTGCTGTTGGTCAAGCAAACGCTTCATACGAGCAACGATCATTGCAGGAGAAACGGTTGCAGTTGGAAGCGAAGTAGCTCCCGGCATACGTGCAGTCACAGGAATTGAGTGAGTGCCAGCAGAGGTAGTAGAAATATTCCCAAAGTCACCTTTGTGAAGCTGCATGGATGAAAGCAATTCATTAGCACCTGCAGTTGAAACAGCTTTAGAGCCATTGACTGTAGTGTTAAGTGTGTCAGCTTTGCTGTGCAAAGAGGACTGCTTGTAACCAGCCATGTATCCAAGAACTTCTTGGTCATGGTTATCTGCTAAACGATATGCTGCACGATTAGATGCGAGGTCCATGAAGTTTACATGGGAATGGGCTTCTTCAATATCGTCCATCTTAAAAGCAAAATAATTCGCTTTGTCAATAGTCAATGAAAAATCGGCGTCCTCTAAATCTTGTGCTGTGACATTTGTGCCACGTGCATATTCTGAAACAGAAATCTCAGGTTCTTTTATGATCTTAACGGTATCGCCTTGACCAGAAATTTCCCCCATATAATCGGAGTTAGTGATGTCACCAACAACAGTTGACTTGCGGAACGCAAGCTGTACCTGTTTGCTGTAAATGACCGGGCTGAAATTACCATTTGGTAGATTGCCATAACCCGTAGCTGTCGTAAATGCCATTGTATTATCCTTTGCATTAGACACAGATACAAACTTAAATTGTAAATAAGGAGGCTAATTTCTTTTGGGTAACATTATTTAGAAAGTCGGCCAACCTTCTTGATAACGGGCCAAAGACATTAGGTAATCACTAGAACTATTTATGTTTGTGAAAAAAGGAGTATTGCAGGTAACCAAAACATTGGGGCTGCAATAAACCTACTGTATATAGTTATATACTTTATACAGGTATTGTCAAGTCTTTTATCGTGCGCTACCCGAAATATCGTAAATAAAATTACCACCCCGAATAGCTTCCATGATTTCATCTTGATGTTTTTCATACTCTTTAGAGGACATTTTGTTTACCGTTGATTCAGACATCTTGTTATTATTAGATGTAGCATCTGGCTTAGTCCTACTGTTACGAGTATTTACAGACTTAGCAGCGTCTTTGTTGTTGCTAGGTTTCTTTGTAGCTATGTTCATGTCTGCTTTATACAGATCAATCGCACGTGATGCAGACCTTGCATCGTTATCATTTTCATATAGAGCATCTTGAACCCACTTAGGTTGTTCTTCAGCCCAGTTATGAAACTCATCGCTGTCACGTATTTCGCCAAAGTCAGGGTGTACCTTTAGTAACTCTACTTCTGCACGTTCACGTGATGCAGTTTCCCGCATAGCGTCAATCTCTTTTACTTTATCCTCTAAGCCAGCCTGTTGCTCACGTGCCTTTTTAATAGCAATGGTTTCAACAATGGCAGCTACGTCAGGATATTTATTTGCCCAAGCGTCAATGTCTTCGTCTGACTTAGGTAAACGCATCTCTTGCTCTGTACTCTGTTTAAGCTGCGATTCTAACTTGTTAATACGATCTTCTAAATCTTCTTTAGCTTTCTGTGATCCTCTTCGTAGATCAGCGTATCGTTTCTTGTAGCTTCTTTCTTCTGCAGTATCTGGTACAGCATCTTCTTTAGCTTGTACTTCTGCAGCTTTCTCTTCACCAGAACGTTCTTCTAACATCTGTTGTAGTTCTGCTTCGTCTTCTTCTACTCTTTCACGTACTCTACTCTTACGTTGCATCATCATAGTCTTTGGTGCTTCTTGTACTTCTACTATTTCGTTTTCCATTTTAGTTCCTGTTTACTGGGGCCACCGTAGCCTGTGTGTTGTTAGGGGGGTGAGTAGCCAGTCATATTTAGCAGATTACTTACGTGCTGCTAAACCACGCTTGTTAGTTGTTTTCTTTTTTGCTTTAGGTTTAGTTTTACTTGCTAGGCCACCTTTGTTTGCTACAAAATAATCCTCTGCATCTTTAACTCCAGATTTCTTAGCATAGTCTATATTTGCAGTAGATACTTTAGTTTCAGCTTTAGCCGCTTTATATAAGTCACCACCCGGTTGCTTTCTTTCTTCCATCTTATCCTGACCTGATGTATTTGAACCTGTGCTTGTATTTGAACTTGTACCTGCATCTGTACTTGTACTTGTACCTGCATCTGTACCTGCATCTGTACCTGTATCTGACTCAGAAGGCTTTGAAGAACTTGTATCCGAATCAAACAAGTCACCTACCCACTCAAAGAAATCTTTTGTTGGTGGTTGTGTTGCTACCATTGGATCACCACTACCTGTAACATTAAGGTTTACTCCTGTATATACACGGCCTCCACCTGTTGTCCATTCAAAACCATCTCCTGCATATAAGCCTTGTTTAAATGCCCCTACAGAATCTTTGCCCGGTGTACCTTCTGGATTAATCTTTTCGTTTCCACCAAAAAATGTTTTACCTGTCCTTGTAGATGGCGTTGTAATAACATTAGCTTTAAAATTACTAAACTGAAACTGTTCTACATTAGAAGCTTGTGGCTCTTCCTTTTTAGGTGCAACTTTCTTTTTAATAGTAGTAGGCTTTATAGCTGCTTTAAATTTATCAGATGCACCGGGGGGAGCCCCAAAACCAAGAGTTTGTTGTCCAAGTCTTGGTCCCGGACCAAACGTATCTTCTAAATACCTTGGGTCTACTAGATCACCACTTAATGCCCTGCCATCATATTGCGGCATAGCACCTCGACCACCCTCCACAGATGTTGTAGCATTAGAAACAGGTACTGCCATTTTTGTTTGTATACTTTCACCTATTGGTTTAGTTAATACGCTTGGCGGTGGTGGATCAATACCTAATCTACTTTCTTCACGCTGCGCTTCTGCTGTTGAAAATCCACCTGTTTGAGGAAATGCCTCTTGTGTTTGTGTTGTTAATTTTTTACGTAGGTTTGCACTACCACCTAAACGAGGAGTATTTACACTAGTAGAATTTCCTGAAACATTTTGTTGCGATATTGAGGGACCCATAGAAGTAAACTCATTTTCATATCCAGCATCTTGTGCTGTATAATTTTCAGGAGGTAACCCACGTACATATTCATTAAATCCTCTTTTTATAAAGCTAGTTGCATTTACAGTGCCATCTTCATTTTTTCTGTTACTAATACCGCCTGAAAAATCAGGAGATTTATAGTTTTCTAAAGGTGGTACAGGTGTTGTTCTTGAAGGTTTATTAAGCTGATATTGAGGAATATTTTCAAACTCTCCTTGCTCTCTTTGTTTAGGCGTTATTGTACTGTCTCCAGTTAACATATCTTGTAATTCAACACCACCACTAACTGGACCTCCGTACTCTAACCTATTAGTATCCTTTCCTTGTTTTTTATATTTATTTTCGTTTGTAAGTGTATCTGATATTCTTCTATCCTGAAGCTGGCTGGCTCTAAATTCAGCATTTTCAGGATTAACAAAATCCGTATTAGTACGGTCTATAACCCCAACGCCAGAAGTATAATAGGGAAGTGCATCTTTTCCAGTATACTTACTGTTTACTACATCACCAGAATACGGGTCTGGTCCTGCCCCTGCCATGCCAGCAAATTCACCAGCTTGAGGAAATGCAGCTTCTGTTTGTGTTGTAGGTAAAGTTGTTTGTTCTTTATCTACTACGATTCCTCTATCCGCACCTGCACCTGCATTTCCACGACCAGTTTCTGTTTTTAATATTTTTTGTATCTTTTTATCAAACTCAGAACTTCCACCTTCTGTATCAATTGCTACAGCTTGTGCCGCAGCTTTCTTTGTTTGATCTGGTGCAAACCCTAACTTTACAAGAACACCGTCTACCCATTGTTGAAACTCATTTGAGTTAGTAGAATCTTGCATACCATTAGATTTATAAAATTCGTCAAGTAAAGTATTTAATGTAGTTTTAGTTGCACCACTTGCGCTATCTCTTAATTGTTTTAGTCGTGCCTCATTTGAAATTGCTGCGCCTCTTATGGCTGAGTAACCTAACGCACCACCAAAAGGAACCATAGCTGTAACACCTAAAGCAACAGCCCTTAGTATTTTATAACCTTTAGTATTTTCGTATTCCATTCTCTCAATAAAGTCTTCATCTGACATTCCTGCGTAGTCAACACCCGTAGGTTTTTGATTAGCATTAATGTCTCTGCCTTTACCACTATTATTATTTTTATCTTTATTAACAGTATCTACAACAATACTTGCACTGGTTTCTTCTGCACCTTCTTCTGGTTTAATGTACAAAGTATAGCCGGGTGGTACAGGCGTAAGAGGTGATCCATTAATAAATGTAATGATCATAGAATCGCCATCTGAATTTCTATATTCTTCTGCAGTAATTAATGATTTATTCATATAGGCGTCATAGTCAACAACTTTATCTGGATCAAACGTAGGTACATCTGCAGTGTCTAGTTCGTTGTTATTTTTTGGAACAACTGCAATTTCGCCCTGTTCATCCGGTGGACTAGGCCTGTATGAGTTAGGTTCACCTAAGTTGTCATAGTCAATACTATAACCACCTGTCATGGTTGTAAAAGTTTCTCCGGTTAAAGGATTTGTGTGACTTACTGCAGCTTGCGTAACTGCTGTCCCTTCAGGTGCAGTAAACTTTAACCAACTAGGAAGACCACTTTGCCCTCGCACTGCACCACCGGGAGCAAAGTTTTGTACACCGGAACCTTTTTTTGCTTTATCAGAAATCATGTCTTGTACTTCAGTATAGTTTTCTACTGGTACAAAACCACCAACTGCAAGCTCCATAGGTTTACCTTCACCAGACACAACCATAAGATCAGCCATTCCAAAAGGCATATCGTCTGGCATAGTAGCTTCATCGCTATTACCCATCTGACCCATAGCTTCCATTT